ATAAGGGATCTGTTAGTACATAGACCGTGTTTTACTTCACTTTTTTTTCGAGTATTTTTTTACGAAGTATAGTCTTCTAAGTAATCAGATAGTTCAGAAAACTTACTAGACAAATCAACAGTATCAACAAGTTGAAAATTATTAGTATCTTCATCTTCTGAGAAGTTCTCATATTCATCTGATAATTCAATCTTCTCATTGTAATCGTTAATCAACTTAGACATCTTTGTTTCAGTATCATCAATCAGTTTCTTTACTGATTCACTCATTGTATCGTATTCTTTTTCATAGTTCATATTTTTCCTTTTGTTATTGTGTATAGATATATGCTATCATATACGTCCGAAAAAGTCTAGTGAAAAAAGGACGAGTATTTTTCACTCATATAAAGTCGGCAGGATACATAAATAGATATGTAACTTAACATAGGAGAAAAAAATGACACATTCAAACTCTTACGAAAGATATAAGAAAAAATACACATATCTAGAGAAAAGAATTAACAATCTAGAATCAAAAAACTACTTTAATCGTAGTCTCATTACAAATCTAAAGAAACAAAAGCTTCAACTGAAAGACCGTATGCTTACGGAAAGAAGAAAAGAGAGCATTCGCAATTTACATCTTGTACGTGCAATCGGATAACGCTTGACATTCGTACGAGACTATGATATACTAAGAGTATGTTTATAGAAGAATTAGGATGGTTTCAATATGTACTTGTATTTGGCATATCATTGTTTATAATATGGTACTATGGAGCCCCATAAGAATATGCACAGTCTAGCACAGTTGACGGAGAAGGGGCTCGCCATTCGTATTGCAGCTCTTTCTCTGGAATCCAAACTTCGTATCATGGGAGTTGGTTCGCCGATAGAAGAGGTGACACACGAACTGTCAAATCTTAGGATCCTTTGTAACGAATTAAATAGAGATCTGAAGGCCCTAACGAAAGTAAGGTAAAAAAAACCTTGGAAAAAAACTTCGTGGTTCGCCGAAGGTTATAAATATATTCGTATGAAAACATTAAAACAAGTAGAGTCTATTGATGCCATTTGCGAGTCCGTATATAAGGATCTACCCATTACTGAATCCGAATATCAAGGCAAGAAGGTGAAATTGAACGACCCTATAAGAGGTGGTTCAAAGAAGTTTTATGTTTATGTAAAAGACGGGGATAAAATTAAGAAGGTATCATTTGGTGATACAACAGGTCTATCAATTAAAAGAGACAACCCTGCAAGACGTAAATCATTTAGAGCAAGACATAGTTGTGATACTGCAAAAGATAAGACAACAGCAAGATATTGGAGTTGTTACCAATGGCGTGCCAACGCACCCGTCAATAATTAAAAAAGCGACTAGGATAGAGTATGTTTTTATGTGCTAATATACCACACATTGAAGTCTTTGTTAAAAAAGAATTTCTTTACGATCACGAGAAAGGTCATGGAGAACTGGTTGAAGGAGTTTGGGTAACAGTAAAGTCCATACAAGGACGTGCTCTATACTTTGAAACCTATCTACCTGAATATGGTGCAGTATATGATAAACTACCCCTTAATGCATTTGTTTGGAAAAAGGACTATGAAGGCGAGTTATCTTTAGAAGAGCTTGAGTTATGGGATTGTTTTAGTTATGACATCACAGTTATAGAGAAAAGATTGCTCAAGGGTCAAAGAGCAAAGTATTATTCCCCAAGTAAAGTATGGCACGAAGGAACTTATATGTTTACGATTGATAGTTGTAATCCAGATTCAAATCGTTTAAACACAACCTTTAGTGAAGTCCCTACACAACACAAATCATTTAACATTCTGAAACTTAATAATGGGCACTTTGCTGCTCAACCAAATAATAGAACATTAATTTTAGATAAATCATATACACCTAAAGAATTAAAGTTTCCTGATTTTAAGGTCTCGTCTATTGAATATTCAGTAGAAGACAAAGCAAAAGAAACCTTTGGTGATGATACAGAATTTTTCTACGGACTTAAAACAGATGAAAAATAGTTTACTTATACACAAACATTTAATTGTTCGTGCTGAAGTGAATCAACCGCCTACAGATATTGTTCTACTGTCACAATGGATGCGAGATTTTGTTCGATTCATTGATATGAAATTAATGATGGGACCTTATGTTGCTTATTGTGATATGCCAGGCAATCGAGGTATCACAGGCATTGCTGTCATTGAAACTTCACACATTGCTATGCACGTTTGGGACGAACCTAAACCTGCTCTAATGCAATTAGATGTTTATAGTTGTGCTAATTTTAGTCCCTATAAGATAGCGGAAAAACTTAAAGAAGACTTTGATGTAGTTAAAGTTGATTATAAGTTTTTGAATAGAGAGACTGGATTAAAACCAATACGTTTAACCCCCAAAAGATTAGGAAAGGAGAACTAAATGAAAACAATATTGATAATTTTATTTTCTATGATATTAATAGGATGTACTAGTAGTATTAAAAATCCTAGATTAAGTCTAGGAAAAAAATGCATAGAAGACGAAACTAATATATCTTATTCATACATATGGTTGTATGATAAGACATCTGGTATGTCAGCCACTAAAGAACAGTGTCTATAGTATATAAAAGAAAAGATTAGTTACCGAACCCTATTACTGTATATAAACTCAGCAAGTGGGGATCGGTACTATTATAAGTATGTCTGTGCGTCCTTCAGAAACCTCGCTAAGCTAGCGAGAGAATATATAAAGCAATAACAAAGTATAACGTAGTTAATAAAGAAGTAGTCGTTCTAATTTACACCAGCGAGCCCGTTTGCTAATCTTAATGGTTTTAATGCTTTCCAAAACTTATTTAAATTTTCAAAAGAATTAGAGTTATTAGTAGGGTGTGTTTCTAGTTTCATGTTTATACTACTACAACCTACAAGTAGTACGAACAATGCTATCATAATTCTATTTAGCATAATCTCTTTTAATAATCATATCAATATAATGTTTAGCTTTCTCTAGGTCTTGTTTCTCACCTTTACTACTATGTCTGCAAATATACTTAATTGCATTGCCTTCGGCAAATAGTATCTTATTCTTGTTTATAAATTCAGATGGTTGTATCGCCATATCTTTATAGTGATTACCACCTACTTGTGTGTCGTATGGGTTTTTCATTTTTTTCTTTCTGTTAGTGTGCTTTATTTTATAGGGAACTATAATATCCATTAGTGTAATGTTTTTTCTTTAGGTGGTTCTACATCTTCAAATGGTTCAAATGGATGAACCTCTTTAAAACTTTTTTGTATAACCTTTGTCATTTTTTTATAATCTTCTTCATCTAATAATGTTTTATATAATCTTAATCCGATTGTTACTAAAGTGGATGCAATTATTTGCCAATTAAACTTAACACCCATAATAAGTGTGTATCTAAACAAATCATTAAAGGCCTCATCTAAAGCAATATCATCTTCATCTTTATACATACATTTCCATTCTAGCTTGTGGTTTTGATTTATGATCATTATAGCTTTTACTTTTTAATAGGTCATCAACAATTGGTTTTAATAAGACCTTTTGTTTATGTGTAATTTTCGAATATAGTTTAGTTTTGTTTATAATATAACTAGGTTCTAAATTTACTAACTTACAATAAAAATTAAACATAGGATCATTATTGATAACCCAATTCATTGCTTGAATTTTATGTTTAAGATATTTCTTATTAAGTCCTGTGTACTTAGCGTCTTCAACTGCTTGTGTTAATATCGCTGCGGCTAAACTTGTATCTCCTCTTGACATTATATACCCTCTCCTTCTGTGTATGGTGACGCAAAGGTTTCTTTAGCATCAAGATCTATTTCAACATCGCCATTCTCTTTGGCAAACTCATCATCTGCATATACAACTTTACCCATATACTCAACAGAATCCATTTCATTAAAATCGGCACTGACCATATAGGTCTCAACACCATCTTTAGTTTCTGTAATTTCCTTATTAACTTTTGAATGATCTATTCCACAAGTAACAAGTTTTTCACTTGCTTCTACTTCATTACTAGCAAGACACTCTTGTTCTACAACTAAAGTATAGTATGTTTTCTTTCTGTATAGATTTTTGCCTAGATCGTTTTTGTCAATCATTATATCTGTATCAACTCCCATTATCTTCCTTTTCTTTTTAGTTTTAGTTTTTTCTTATACTCTTGTGTTTTTTTTAAACCTAATGTTGGTTTAACGTTTTTAATTATTTTAGTTTCTTTTCTCATTCGCCTTCTTCATTACGGTCATGCCTGATGGTGTTTTATAGATATTCCATGCCTGTTTGCCGTCCATATAGTATCCATGCAATTGCAATTTAACTTTACTTTTTTTCTTTTTAACTTTCGTCATACGAATCTCCTTGAGTTGACATAGTGATAAACATTGTAGCAAGAGCCGTGATAAAAATTGCAAATCCAATCATAAAATTATCTGCTTCAATAGCACCAGTAGCAAGAATAAGTAATAATATAGATAGAACAGCAAAAAAATTTGATATAAATTTATTCATTATCTACCTTCAGCGAAGTTACCTTCATCTGCCTTTTCTTTAACTGCAACTTTACGATTTAATACATCTTCCATAACTTCATCAACATTTTCTGAATTGATTCCTAACATACTTTTGTTGGCAGTATTTAAAATCTTAACTTTTGCGTCTGATTTAGTGATTTCATTGTTTTTTACTTTAGATAAAATCAATTCAACTTCTTTTTCGGCAACGTCTTCAGCCCATTGTTTTACTTTTCCCATAATGTAGTCTCCTTTGTTTTGTTTTTCATAATATAAGTATATTCTATCATAGTTTTTGACGTTTGTATATAGTACAAAGTGTCGCACTTAACAGAATTATTATTATTATTTGTTTTTTTCATAATATACAGCTATAATACACTAAAGACCAATGAATTGCAAGAGAATAATGGATTAAAATGGAGTAAATATAAAAATGTTGTAAAAATACAACAGTATAAAGAACAAAATGAGAACATTCAGGCTCTTTGCGGCCTGATCCTAGAAATCAGGCCGTGCGCCATGACTTTCTCCGTCTCCATTAAAAGTCATAAGTCAATTATATCATTTTTATAAGTTTTAGTCAAGCACTTATAAATAGTTAGTATAAAATTATTAGTTATTTAAAGGAAAAAATTATGTACGAGTATAAATGCAAAATTGTAAAAATTATTGACGGTGATACCGTTGATGTTGACTTAGATTTAGGTTTCGGTATTTGGCTTAGAGACGAAAGAGTTAGACTTAATGGTATTGACACTCCAGAATCCAGAACATCTGATAAAGTAGAAAAGGTATTTGGTATAGCAGCTAAAGATAGATTGAATTCTTTACTGGGAGGCGAAGCTATTTTGTTATCACAGGTAACAAAAGGTGGAGAGAACATGAAAGGCAAGTTTGGTCGTATTCTTGGTAACTTTAGAACACTAGACGGCAAAAATGTTGGTGATGTTTTACAAGAAGAAGGACACGCTGTTGCTTATCATGGTGGAAACAAGGAAGAAGTTCAAGCAAAACATTTAATCAATCGACAAAGATTAATTAATGAAGGTAAAGTACCTACACCAGAAGGTATGGTGAATACAAAAGGTGCTTACAATGAATTTAAAGCAACTAAGCCGCCATTAAAGAAAAAGAAAAATAAAAAATAATTTATAGGAGGTTCTTACAATGAAATATCTTAAAAAAATATTTGATTGGGTTTTACGAGGATATGAAGAAGAAAAACCTAAAAAGAAAACTTATAAGACTTGTAAAATTAAAGGTAAAACATATTACCTAAGGAAACGGAAAAGAAATGCCAGCAGTAAGTAGAAAAGGGGATAGTTTAACTACAGGACACGTTTGTGCCACAACTACCACTTTGAATACACCAGGACAATCAACCGTCTTTGCAAATTCAATCCTTATTGCTAGAATAACAGATCCAACCGTTTCTCATACGAACCCACCGGCGCCCGCTTGTCCAGCACACGTTGCTAATGTCAATGTAGGTAGTGCAACTGTGTTTGCTGTTGGTTTAGCAATGGCTCGTATTGGTGATAGTACAGATTTAGGTGCTATGACATCTGGTAGTTCAACTGTTTTTGCAGGTGGCTAAAAATCGGTATAAATAATAGTAGGAGAGATTAAATGGCAAGTTATGACGCTGGCAAACTAACAAATCAAAGTAAAAGAAGTTCAAGAATCTTTAAGGACTTGAATTTAGACTTCCAGCAAAACGATGCTACTAAAGACATTCAAAAGATGTTAGATGTAGAGTCAGTAAAAAGAAGTGTACGAAATTTAATTAACTTAAACCATTACGAAAAACCTTTTCACCCTCAAATTGGGTCAAATTTAAGAGGTATGTTATTTGAAAACATAACTCCTCAAATGACTCACTACATTGAGAAACAAATAGAATTATTAATTAAGAATTTTGAGCCAAGATGTAGATTAGTAAAGGTAACAAATTTACCTGATTTAAATAGAAATGGATATTCTATTTCAATATCTTTTTATGTAATCAATCATCCTGAACCAGTAAGTGTAGAATCATTTTTAGAGAGATTAAGATAATATGGCAACTAAATTAGAAATATCACAATTAGACTTTGATGGAATCAAAAATAATTTAAAAACTTTCTTGTCACAACAAGATGAGTTTACTGATTATAATTTTGAAGGTTCTGGAATGAACATTCTATTAGATGTTCTTGCTTACAACACACACTATCTTGGATACAATGCTAATATGTTAGCAAATGAAATGTATCTTGACAGTGCTGATCAAAGATCAAGTGTAGTATCATTAGCAAAACAAGTTGGCTACACTCCAAAAAGTTCTGTATCTTCAAAAGCAGTAATTAATGTAAATATTAATAATGCAAGTGGTACATCTGTTACAATGTCAAGAGGAACAAAATTTACAACTGCGGTTGACGGAACAAGTTATTCTTTTGTTGCAAATGCTGATGTAAGTATTTCACCATTAGATGGTGTTTATTTATTTCCTAACTTATCTATTTTCGAAGGCACATATTTAAATTTCAAGTACACAGCCAACACAACTGATACTGATCAAAGATTTATCATACCAAATGATAATGTTGACACATCAACGCTTACTGTTAAAGTTCAAAATTCTGCTTCAGATTCTATAACTAACACATATTCTTTAGCAACTGGTATTACAGGATTAGAATCTACATCTAAAGTTTATTTTTTACAAGAAGTTGAAAATGGAAGATATGAAGTTTATTTTGGTGATGGTGTTTTAGGACAAGCAGTTGCTGATGGTAATATTATCATACTAGATTATATAACTTGCAACCGAGATGAGCCAAATGGTGCTAGTTCATTTACATTATCAGGAACAATTGGTGGATTTTCAGATGTAACTATTACAGCAATTGATAATGCATCTAATGGTTCAGGACCTGAAACAATTAAATCAATTAAGTACAATGCGCCGAGAGATTACACAGCACAAGACAGAGCAGTTACGACAGAGGATTATAAAGTTCTTATTAAAGGCTTATATGCAAATGCTCAGTCTGTACAAGTTTATGGTGGTGAAGATGCTGCCACTCCTGACTACGGAAAAGTTTATATTTCAATTAAGGCAAGATCAGGTTCTAATTTAACAGAAGTAACCAAAGCAAGTTTAGTAGCATCTCTTAAATCTTATGCTGTTGCTTCAATAACACCTGTGATTATTGATCCTGAAACTACTTTCATAACTCTAACTACAACTTTCAAATACGACTCTAGTTTAACTACTAAAGACGTATCAACACTTCAAGCAAATGTATTGGATGCTGTTTCATTTTACAATACAGACACATTAGAAAATTTTACAGGTATGTTTAGATATTCAAAAGTACTAGAAACTATTGATGGCGCTGATACATCTATATTATCTAATATTACAAAAGTTAAAATGTACAAATATATTACAGCAACTTTAAACTCAGGATTAAAATATGTTTTATCATTTAACAATGCATTTTTCAATCCACACTCTGGACATAATTCAACTGCGGGCGGTATTGTAACTTCAACAGGATTTAAAATTATCAATGATGATTCAACTAACGAACATTTCTTAGATGATAATGGTGCAGGTGTCATAAGAGTTTATTATTTAAATGGTACTACAAGAATTTATACAGATTCTACTTATGGCACTATTAATTATACAACTGGAGAAATTATTTTAACTTCTGCTACAATTACAAGTATATCAAATGTTGATGGTGCAGCTAGTACTCAAATAAGAGTAACTGTACAACCAGATTCAAATGATATCGTACCTGTAAGAAATCAGGTCTTATCAATTGATGTCGCTAACTCAACAATCACTGGTTCGGTAGATACGATAGAAAGTGGTAGTTCACAAGCAGGAACATCTTACACAACTACTAGCAGTTATTAAGGCTAGATATGGATATTAAAAAATTAAATAAAAAAAAACTATCCACGCTTGTTAAACAACAAGTTCCTGATTTTGTTTTAGAAAATCACCCTAAATTTACAGAATTTCTTACATCTTACTTCCTGTTCATGGAATCTGCTGAATTAAATTTAGATACATTCACAGATATAGATCAAATACTTTTAGAAACAGTAGGTGTTAGTGATAGTTTTATATTACTTGATCAATCTACAAAAAATGGTTTAGATAAAGGTGATAGAATTGTTGACGAACAAAATACTTTTGGTGGTTCGTTTACAAAAGGCGAAATCATTACAGGATCAACATCTGGTGCTACTTCAACTGTTTTAGCTGAAGACATAAAAGGAAATTCAAGACTATTTGTTTCAGCGAACAATGGATGGATAACAGGAGAAACTGTTACTGGTTCTACTTCAGGTGCAACTGCTAAAGTTTCTAAATATCGTGCTAATCCAGTAGAGAACATTCAACAACTTTTAAATTATTCTGATCCTGACCATACGATAAGTGATTTCTTATCTCAAATGAAAGAGGAGTTTCTTCAAACAATTCCTACCGATATAGATGACGGTGTAAGTAATAGAAAACTAATTAAAAACATTAAATCTTTATATAGAGCAAAAGGTACTTCAAAAGCACACAAGACTTTCTTTAGAATATTATTTGATCAAACTTCCGAAGTATATACTCCAACAGATGATATGTTAAGAGTATCAGACGGGTCTTGGAACACTCAAACTTTTATTCGTTGCACTCAAACAACATTACAACAAGTTGGTGACCCTATCTTATTAACAGGACAAACAATTACACAAGTAAATGATCCTGCTGACGCTGATGTGAATGAAGCAACTGCTATTGTAGAATCAGTACTTAAATTTCAAGAAGGTAGTACACAAATTATTGAAATCATACTTAATACACAAACTACAACAGGTACTTTTGTAGCTGGTGCCGAAGTTACAGGAATAAGTAATGAAGATTCTGATATAACAATTCGTGTAACTGTATCACGAGCTTTAGCAACTGCTATAATTTCAAATAATGGAAGTACATTAACAGTTGGTGATGAAGCAGTTTTAACTGGCGGTGAAGGTGCTGGAGCTAGAGTTCAAGTATTAGATATATCTGGTGCAGGCGTATCAGAAGTTATTGTTGATGCTGCTGGTCAAAATTTTTTAGAAAATGATACTTTAACATTTAGTTCAGGTACTGCTCAAGCAAAAGTTTCAGTTGTGAATGGTGGTTTTGCACCAGAAGTAGGAAGTTTAGATATTCACGTTGAATTAGAATCAGGAACAATTACAGGTGGTGGATCAGGTGATTTATTATTTGAGGATGCTGTTGATAATGGTAATGGTGGTAAATTTTTAGATACATCTACTCAAATGCAGGACCTTACAGTAAAACTTGCATTAGAAAATGAAAGTGGTGCTATATTAAATGAAGAATATTTAGATAATGCAGCTGATAGAATATATATTGTAAATCAAGAAAGCGAACCAGACAGACCTTATAACATGGAGGCTGATGACCATATTGTATTAGAAAATGGCACAACATTAGCAGACGGGTATGATGGTGATAAAATAGTTCAACAAAATGCAACAGGTACTGGTGATATAACAGATGTAAGAATGATTGCAAGTGGTTCTGGTTACACATCTTTACCTACAGCAACAATTGATGGAACAAGATTTATTGGATTAGAAAAAAGTACATCATCTGAGACATCTGACTTTAGTCGTATTGAATTTGAAGATGGTGGAAGAATATTAAATGAATCTACTCTTGCTGTTTTGAATGTAACTGGCGGAACTGTAACACCTTTTGGAGAAGACATTGGTAGAGCAACATCATTAAATATTATTGAACATGGTATTGATTATACGTCAGCACCAACTTTAGCATTTCCAAATTACGCTGTTCTTAAAACAGTTTCAGGAGCAATATCTGCAAACGAAACATTTACATCAAACGTAAGTGGTTCAACAGGCACAGTAGTTGACTTTACAGCACCTCTTTTAAAATATACAGCGTCAACAAGTGAATTAGTGGTTGGAGATACAATAACAACATCTGGAAATAAAACTGCTATTGTAGCAAAAACAGATCCATTAACAGGCACAT